GGGCTGCTGCTGATATAGGTACATCAATAGTAAAATATGGTGTTGACCAATTTGCCAAGAGTGGTATTGGTTCTCAGGCACTAAGTTCAATAGCTGGTTCCACTGGTTCTAGTTTTCGAAAAATGAAAGCCCCTAGGATTTCATCTCCAAACCTCGAAACATTCAATTTTTCATGGCAATTGGTACCTAGAAACAAGAAAGAGATGGAACATATTTTAGATATTATTAGATTTTTCCAATCAGCATCAGTACCACAATTTGAACCTGGTGATTTTTTCTTTAATTTACCACCTGTAATTTTTATGGAGGCGATTACTAAAGACCATACTAAAAAACCCTCCCCCAAAAAACAACAACTTCGACCAAAAAGACAATTTTATATAACTAAAATAGATACTAATTTTAGTGAAGAAAACGGTTCAGTTGTATTATCACCGGAGGGGTTTCCAATGTTCATTACCCTAACTATTAGTATGATGAAAACAGACCTTACCACATATAAAGAATTGTTTGCTTACCCGTTAATGTAATATGGAGTTAATAAATGTTTAAAAATTTTCCAAATATGCAATATATTGTAGATGATAAACTAGAAACAAATATAATAAAAGACTTTTACCACAATGTTGATTTTGTATATAATTATATGAAAAAGAATCCAAGTTATTTTAAAGAATATATCGTGAAAGATTTTGAAACCCCAGAAGAACTATCTTTAAGATTTTATCATGATAGAAAATATTGGTTTTTAATTTTAATTATAAATAAACGTGCCGACCCATTTTTTGACTGGATACTTTCAAATGATGAGTTAAAACAATATGCTGAAAAGTTTGTAACAGAAGAACCATTAGAGGTACAACAATATTTAGCACAACATCCAGAAGTACTTGAGCAATTATCTAAATCTATAGGTTTTACTGTTACAAAATATACACCTTTAGACTTTACAGATGTAAATAATATACTTGTTAGAAACATGATAGGTTATTATTTTAACAAATTGAATGAAGAGAATGATGAAAGACGTAAAATATTCATGCCTGATTCAAACATGATGAGAAGAATATATAATGAGTATATGAAAATATCTAGTAACTTTTAACGGAGACTATATTGAGTCAAAATTCAACTTTTAATCAAAATAATAAAAATATAGAACATGGAATAAAAATAAATGTTATTATTGAGGATTATGGAGTAAATATCACAGAAGAGGTTACAGAATTAAATCTTAATTTTTCAATAACATCTTTATCTAGTGGTTACATATTATTCAATGATATAGATAGTAATGTGTTCGATACTCAACCACTTATTGGTGGAGAATCAGTAAGCGTTATTTTCATGTCAGATTTTTCAGATATACCTTTAATAACAAAACTATATCAGATTTCCAGAGTATCTATAATGCCGTCAGACTTAAAAATGACAAATAATAAAAATAAATTTAGAATAGATATAGTTTCACCCCTAATATATACTAACTATACTAAGAAAATATCAAAGGGATATGTTAAACCATCAACCGTTGCTGAAATCGTTGAGAATATACTTACAGAAGATCTTAGAGTCGATAAAAAACTATACTCTATACTTAGTACAACGAATGTACTTGAAAACTTCATAATCCCATGGAGTAGACCGTTAGATATTATTAAACAACTAATAAACATATCTAATAGTTCTGGTAATGAAAATGATATGTTTGTGTTTTATGAAGATTTTGGAAGGTACCTATATTTATCTTTATCTGAACTATTAAGACAACCCCCCCGTTTCAAATTAGACCGTGAAAACGCTAAAGATATAAAAAATGGTATCAAACTATTAAACATTACTGATGATGTATATGTATCAGGAGTAGATAGTTTAGAGGTGTTGAGAAGAAAAGGTATAGGTGAGACATATTCTTATTTTGACACTAAGAAAAAGAAAGTTGTTGAGGAAAAATTCAAACTAGATGATAAATTTTTAAATTCAATAACGACATTGGGTAATTTTTCATTCTTTAAGAAATCAATATGTGATATTTCTGAAATGTCAGACTATACGGTTATACCTAAGAATAATGTTTTTGCTAAAAATTATGCTTATAATAATTTTAGAGCACAGATGTTTAATATGTATAGACTAAAGGTACAAATTTCAGGTTCACTAGATGTAAATGTAGGTGAAACAATATATATTGAACATATTGGAGATAGAACAGAGTTAAATATGTGGATGTCAGGTACATGGATAGTAACAGAGGTAAATTTAAGATATTTTCAAAGAGATGAGAGTACTAAAGCAGTAGGTAAAGCAATATTTAGAACAGAGTTAATAATGTCTAAAGATACATATGGCGATATTAACAAAGATACTCAAGCTAATGCAAATTTAATTAAAATTTCAACTGACATAAATAATAAAGCGTTTAACAAAGGAGGTGACAATGTTCTTTAGATCAAAAGTTGAAAATAATATGGACCCAACAAATACTCAAAAGGTACAAGTTAGAGTTTTAGGTATACACTCATCAGATAAACAAGATATTCCATCAAAAATTTTGCCATGGGCAGAGCCAACGCTACCTATTACATCGGGAAAAGTTGATGGTGGATATGGTAATTTTGACGTACCAGATATTGGTGACTGGGTATGGGTATTTTTTGAAGAAAATGATACATTTAAACAGCACCCGTACTATTTTGGGACAATTAGAGGTGATAATGATAAAGATATTGATTATAAACAAACTCTAAACCATGTGAATAAAGACAGATGGAATAATAAAAAAATAATAGATAAAGACCATACAGAATGGAAAAATGGAAAAGGTACAGTTAAAGTAGATATACAAGAGAGTGGCGATATTAACTTAAAAATGGATAATAAAAAGGGTGAAGTTAATTTACATATAGATACTGATGGTAATTTTACAATAGATGTTACAAAGATACCCTCTAAAGCAAGTTTTACTATAAATTCCACTAAAGATATAACACTACACTCTGACAAAACAGGTAAAGTACACGTTGGGAATTCACCATCTACGGATATTGTTAACTGGGAGGGGTTAGAAAATTATTTTAAAGTACTTGAAAAATGGCTAGATACACATATCCACGTATTACCAAATGGCGTACCCGTAGCACCTCATTCAGCACCTTTTAGTTCTATAGGTACACCATTACATTTAGCGTGTCACTCCCCTAAAATTAAAATTAGTAATTTCTCGGATATTTAAGAGGTACCAATGAAAAAATATGCAAAAAAAGTCCTAGACTCATTAAAACTATCAGGTTCAAGACTAAACAAAATAAAACAATTAAGATATAACATGTTTCCACCTAATGAAAATAAAATAATATCAGACTATCAGACAAATTTAGAGAATTATTCAAAATACGAGTATGGTTTTGTAAGAAAAGACGAAATCGAATACGATGTTCCAAATGAAACTACTGGAGAAATGGATAAAAACATTATGAAGACGGATAATGTTAAAGATATGGAGAAGATGGGTGGTAAAATAAAAAAAAGAGATAAGAAAGACGAATATTCAGCAATAATATATGATATGTTTAGTGGGGAATCTAAATTTAGTGAGATTTATCTGCATTTATTAGAAAAAACAGTATTAAATATGTTAGCAGATACCTTAAAAGGGTTAAAGACAGTTAGTGTTAGTGGTTCAGGTACTCTTACCATTACAGAAGCAGATGGAAAAGTAATCAGTGCTTCTAGTTCATTTGGTGATGTTATATCTCAAGCTATACTCGCAAAAATAAAAAGTGAACAAGTTGTTATGACAAATACTCCTCAACAATCAACAGATAGGGAATCGTAATGAAAAGAAAGCCGGTAAAATATACCCAAGGAATATATGTACCTAAATATAAATCCAAATATAAGGGCGATATTAACAATATAGTATATAGAAGTTCTTATGAATTACAATTTATGAACTATTGTGATAGTAATAGTACAATTTTAGAGTGGTCATCTGAAGAAACTATTGTACCATATATTAAACCAACAGATGGACGGGTACATAGGTATTATTTGGATTTTTGGATAAAATATAAATCAAACACTGCAATGAAGGGAAATGATTACTGGGACGAGGTATTTGAATGTGATTATAATACTGAACAAGTCGAACAAATACGATTGATTAAAGAAGACTGTCACCCTTCAATAACTGCAATTAGAGATATTAAGTCCAGGCCAGATGAATATACTGGTAAAATAAATGATATATATATATCTTCTACAACTAATAATATGTTTATAAAAAAGAGGGGAAAAGATATATTTGACAAATTAGGTAATCCAATATATGAAACTAAAAAGGCTATTATTGAAATTAAACCATATAGTCAAACAATTGCACCAAAAACACCTAAAAGAAAGACAAATAGTTATATTCAAAAATGTGTAACATTTGCTATAAATTCAGCAAAATGGGACTCCGCTAGAGAATTTGCATTAAAAAATAATATGGAATTTATGATAATAACTGAAAAATGGTTGAAAAATATAAAATGAAAGATGTTATAAAAAGAATTGACTGGAAAAATAGACAACTAATAGTTTTACATGAAGAATCGTTATATTTTATACCTTTTCAAGATAATTATGGTATAAAATTAGCCTTAAATTCACTTCCATCAAAAATCCAACAATTAATAGTTAAAGCCCTCATGTTAAAAAATACAAAACATTACAAGTTTAACAATGTTAAGAATAAAAGCCTGAGAAAATACCCATTCCTATATGAAATATTAAATATTGTATCAAACATAACTAATGACCCGTCATTTTTAGATGAATTTATAGAAATAATAGATTATAATAAAGATAAGATAGATATTGGATTAAAAAATAAGATAAAAGTAATCGTTAGTAATACTTTTGGTAAATAAATTTAAATTTAAATAAACACTAAATAATATTAATAAATAACCAGCAAAAAGGAGAATATAATGGCGATTACTTTAAAATCATCTTTCACATTTAGCGTACCTACTGATATTAGAGACCATGAAAATGGTTCTACGGCAACAATTAAAAGAATTTCTGCTGACAATGTACTTCCGGTAATATTAGAGGGCAGTTCAAATTTAAATGTTTTTGGAGACATCCGGGAAGGTAGGTACATATGTTATATGGAGGGTGCAACATTAGATACTATTGTTAAAAAAAGAATAGATAGTGTAACTAATAAATACAATACTCTCACCGGTATGGTAAAATATGACGACTCAATTCCTGGGAACAAAACACGACTAGAGGGTATTGGTACGTCTTTTACAACGGATTTATATGAAAATCTTAAAATAAGAATCCTAGATAAAGAAGTTTCTGTGAAATCAATTATTGATGATACACACCTAGAATTAAGCGAGCCGGTACATGCAATATATGGAGAGGTACCTTTTGAAAATATTACATATGAAATAACATTACAAAACCCTAGAGGAGAACATTGGAATGCTTACCCTATAACAGAAACTGTATGTATGTGGGCGGAGAAAGATAATGTCATATATAAAAATGATTTTACCGCGGAATGTTATTATAAAATCCAAAGCACTAGCACTCAACAAATAGTGTTTGATATTGAATATACCCCAGTGGGTGCAGTGGATCTTAAACTAGAAAGGGCATCTTATAAATTCGATATTACCCAGGAGAGGGTTAGGAATGAAGACATTTTCAATGAGGACTCGTATATATACGAAGCTAAAGATGTTTCTAGTACCATTTCAAAGAACATATATACTTGGACAAATGAGGGTGCTGGTACAAAAATAGCACTTAGGAATGAGTTAGGTTTAACAATGGAGGACCAATTGATTAAACTAGTCATATATCCAGACGGTTTTTCAGATAATAGTGAAATAAGAGTAGATATTAAAGAAAATACTTTAGGTAAAAGATTTGCTGCTAATTTTAGTAGAGTTTAAATTCATAAAGGAGACTATCAAATATGAGTATGTTTAATTTTTTAAATAAACTAAAAAGCCATAAATCAGTAGAAGATAAGTATGCTAGAATACTACAAAAAGGTTTCGTTAAACAAGAGGTGCCCGATGATAAATATACTACTGAATTTGGAGAGTATTATGATAAAAATGGCTCCATTAGAATAGATGGTTTTATGAATGAAGCAACTAATTATATGACCTCCAACATATATGATATGGAACATAAACAAGCTATTGAGAAATATAGATACATGTCAACGCTTCCAGAGGTAGATGACGCAATTGAAGAAGTTGTTAATGAAGCAATTGTTAATGATGAAGTAGAAGATAACCTTGTACAGATATCGTTTAAAGGAGACGCAATAGGAGATAACCTACAAGAAGTAATAATCGAGGAGTTTGAATATGTTAGAGATATACTTTTAGACTTCGACAATAATGGTCAAAAATTATTTAGACAATGGTATATAGATGGTTGTTTGTACCTAGAAAAGGTATTCAATCCTAAAAGAATTAGAGATGGAATTTTAAAGGTAAACCCTTTAGACGCTATTTACACAACGTATTATACCGTACTAGATGACCCTATGCATAGAGGAAATATTGATAATTTATCTAAAGATGAAATTGTAGATGAGTTTTTTGTTGTTAAAAAACCAAACTATTCCTCTCATTACTATAATACGAATTCAGTAATGTTTAATATACCTAAAAGTAGTACAGCATCTGACGCTTTTACTTCTAAAAAGGTGCCTATGGAACTTATTACATATGTAGACTCAGGACTGTACCACCCAAATAAAACATACCCATATTCTAATCTACATAAAGCATTAAAGGTTTCTAATCAATTAACATTATTAGAAGACGCTCTTCTAATTTATCGTATTACTAGAGCTCCAGAAAGAAGAATATTCTTTATTGAAGTTGGAAACATGCCACCAGATAAAAGTGAAGATTATATCCGTAAACTTATGAGACAATATAGACAAGAAAAAGTTTATGATGTTAATACAGGTACAATTAATGAAAAAGGTGCATTCATGGCAATGACCGAAGATTTCTGGCTACCTAGAAGAAATGGTCAATCTACAACTGAAGTATCAACATTACAAGCTGGTCAAAATTTAAGTGAGGTAGAGGATCTTAACTATTTTGCTAACAAAATTTGGAGAGCTTTAAAGGTACCTTATACCCGTAGAGCGGATAAAGAGAATAACGGTGTACAATTTAACTCAGGTAGAGAGTTAACTATTGAAGAACTTAAATTCTTCAAATTCATACTAAAACTTAGAAGAGAATTCTCAAGAATTTTTGACGACCTACTTACTACACAACTAATCGTTAAGAGAATAATAAATGCTGATGAAATAGACGCAGTTATGTCTAAGATCAAGTACATGTTTCACAATGATAACTTTTTCTCCCAATTCCTTAGATTAGATATCTTAAGTCAAAGATTAGACGTGTTAAATAACATGGATAATTTTGTTGGGAAATACTTCCCTATTGATTATATATATAAAGAAATTTTTGAGTTATCTGAGCCAGAAATAGCCGAATTAAAACGAAAACTAGAAGAAGAAAAAGAACTTGGAGATATTGATGATGATGATTCAGATGGCGGTGGAAGCTCAATGCCACCTCCACCACAATAATAGCAGAGGTACTCATGACAAAACTCCTAGACGAACTAAATGATTTATTTGAAAATGAAGTAAAAAAAATAATCAATGATGACGACTGGAATAGCTTATGTGAAGAAATACAATCAAATTATACAATTAAATGTGTACCTAAAAAAGAGTTTAGGGATGAAAACTTCTCTAAACATGATATTAAAAAAGCAAAAAGATTAAATGGAAAATCTATAATATCTGTATATGAAAATAATGTCCCTAAATTTATTGATGGTCGGTGGGACTCCTGTGATAAAAAACCAATTGTAACTAAACGAGGTATTAGAATAGCAATATATTTCGAAAAGTTAGGGGGTTTTATTGATACTAATGATAAAATAATAGCCAAACCTAAATATACAAATATTAAAGGATGTGATGGTAAAATAGACATCATAGATGAAAAATTCTTCTGGGTACAAAAGGGTCCCGATGAATATACCTACGGGTTAATTACAACTGAAGGTAAAGAGGTCACACCATTCAATTTCTTCATATCTGGTAAACAATTCTTTAAGTTTTATCAAAAAGAATATATCAAGGGTCAAACTAAACAAGGAGAATGTGTATTCAATTTAGCTGAAAAAAAGTATATCATTAAACAAGGTGAATATAAAAACATAATTATTCACGAAAAACACCGAACACTATGTGTGAAAAATAAAAAAGGTAAAGTCGGTATAATACATGAGGGTAAAATAACAATCCCTATAATATACGATATATTAAATGTGATAGATAAACATAAATATCAAGCAACCTTAAATAAAAAAATTGGTGTAATAGATATTAATAATAAAACACTAATACCTATTAAGTATGAAAAAATCATAAAATATCAAATAGACGACGTTCAACTATTAGATGAAGACCTACAGGTACATAGGTACAACTTAGTTTAAAAATATAAATAATATTAATATTTATCAATTATGGAGCAAAAATATTATGGACTTATTAAAAAGAACCCCAAGAAAAAGTGACTATGTCGATTTAACAGAAAAAACAAGTGATTCTAACTTTAACAAATGCAGTGTTATTACTGAAAACGTAGGTGGAATTAAAAGAACATATATTCAAGGTGTTTTTTCTATAATGGATCAGAAAAATCAAAACAATAGAATATACCCAAGAGCAATAGTGGTACCTGAAGTTAAACGATATTTTGAGAAATATGTTAAGACAGGTAGGGCATTAGGAGAAGCTGGGCATCCAGATTGTCTTGGAATCATTGACTTTTCTATACTTTCAAAGGATGGTTGGAAAGAATTTGTTGACTGTAAAATTGGTGACGAGGTTGCTACTTTAAACGATGATAATAATATTGAATATCAAAAAATAACAAATATTATTAATGAACATTGGAAAGGTAAAATATATCATTTTAAAGCAAGAGGAATAGATTCTACTTTTACAGGTACTCATAGATTCTATCTTGAGAATAGGTACGGAAAAAAAGAAGTAGTTACCGTTGATGAAATTATTTCAAATAGAACAAAGTACAATAAGCACAAAATCATAAAATTAGGAAACTGGGACGGTGATAGCTCCGAAACCATAAAGATAGGTGAACTAGAACTTAACGCTAAAGCATTTATGGGATTTATGGGTTTTTATTTAGCAGAGGGGTACACCGCTAAAAGTGACTGGATACACTTATCACAAAATGAGGGAACCACAGCTGATGAATTTAGAGAATTAATGAAAGAATTACCATTTGATATTAGAGAAACCCATAATAAGCGAAGAGACAATGTTAATATTGATTTTAGATTTAAAAGTAAAGATATATGTGAGTACCTCAAACCATTAGGTACATGTTATACCAAATATATCCCTACTGAATTAAAACAAATGTCTCCACCTCTTTTGAGCGAATTAATAGATTGGTTCGTTAAAGGTGATGGTAGAAATCAAACCGACCATAGAGGTGTCAGTAGGCACAACATGTTTTCAGTATCTAAACGATTAATAGAAGATTTACACGAATGTCTAATTAAAAGTGGAGCATCTGGTAATTGGACAACTATTGTAACTAAAGACGATTACATGTTTCCTGACCATTTAATAGAAGCTGAAAATAAATCACCATTATACCAATTGAACATTTCTACAACTAAAGGTATATATTTAGACGAAAGATTTTTAAAGATCGAGGAACTTGACCATGATGATAATGTATATTGTATAACCGTACCTAATGGTAACTTTTATATGAAACAGAATGGTAAAGCTTTTTGGACAGGTAATAGTGAGAGTATAAACCTAGATAGAGTGTCCCATAGAATAGTAAATCTATGGATAGAGGGAAATATTGTTTATGGAAAAGCACTTATTGGTGGCCCTAAAGGTGACGACATACAAAAGATACTAGATATGGGTGGAGTACTAGGTGTATCATCAAGGTCATTAGGATCATTAAACCATAGAAATGAGGTAGAAGAGCTTCAAATAATGACATGGGATATTGTACATGAACCTAGTGTTGCAGAGGCTATCATGGAACCCCTAAGTGAGTCAAAACATTGCACAAAAGACTATTGTTGGGAAAGTGATAAAACAGGTTTTCTTACTGAAAATTTGATAATGGACTTCAAAAAAATAAATAAAAACATGTTACTTACGACAGAGGAGAGCCAGAAGTATGCTGAATTGCAGATGAAGGGTTTCTTCAATGCCTTGTATCAGAAAAAGTGATTATAATTAACAATGTTAACTATAATATGCATTAATATTGTTGGACGGAGTATTGCTGATATCAATATAGCGATAACCAAGCTTTTGATTGGAGTGCTCCAAATAACTAATTTTTGTATAAGTAGGTTGAATAAAATATTCAACTTAATGGCAGATATTCCCTCATTTCATAATGAAATGAGTAAATGGTAATTTCGGTTAACATAAATGTATCGGAGGACAGACGAAATGAAAAGACAAAAGAAAAGAATTAATGAGACTAAGAAGCGTTCTATTAATAGAACGCCAGAACAGTCCGTTAATGATGCTAAGTCTAACATGAAAACTGAAATCAAACCAGGAGTCAATAGTGAAATTAAAGACATTGTTGACGACATTTTGAAAGGTAATTTGAAAAAGGTTATGAGCTCTGAAATCGGTAAAAAAATCGGTATCAAAGAGAATGAAAGTAACCTTGAGGAGAAAGAGTTGATCCTTGGTGGAGCTAGTGATAGTTCAGGAGCACAAACAATGTCAAATAAGAGTAATGGGATAAAAGACATTACTACACAAGGAAAACAATCCCCAGAATTACAAGAAGATGAAGACCTGGATGATTTGGATTTAGACGAAGGAGAGGTACCTACAATCAACAATTTTAAATCAACAGCTGACAAAAAGGTTCTTAACACTAAGAATCCACTAGCTGAAGACGAGGATTTTGGAATTGATGAGGATGAAGATACCGGACTTGAAGGTGTAGAGGATGATGTTGAATTAGACCTTGCATCCGTTGGGTTTGACGTGTCAGACGAAGAGGGAGAGGACGTACCAGAGATAGATGAAATGTCAGAACCTCTAGGTAGCACCAAACCAGAAATGGGATTAGACCTTGGAATGGAATCAGAAGCACCAACTGAAGCACCAGTAGAAGCACCAGTAGAAGCTCCCGCTGAAGAAGCTCCCGTTGAGTCACCAGCAGAAGAACCAGAAACTGAAATGGACATGTCTATTGATGGTGATGTTGAAGGTTCAGTTGATGATGGTGATGAGACACTTGGGATGACTATTGAACCTATGGAATATGGTGATCTTTCAGATGAAGACAAAGGAATTGTTGATGAATCAGAAAAAGAGATGGACAATATTCGTAGTCAAGTTACAGATGAACTCGCGGGTATTGATGAAGCAATTTTACCTTTAAAAACTAAAGAAAAATTAGCAATTCATTTTGAAATGCTTGCTGACGAAAAAGCTAAAATTCTCTCTAAGAAAACTACAGCTACTGTTATTGCAAAAACTAATGATTACATGAAATATGTAGTCAAAGAATTTGTTAATAAGAAGTCTAAAGAAATTAAAGAAGCTAATGATTCTAAAAAGAAAGCTAGAATGTACACAGAGCTTAAAGGTCTAGTAGAATCAATGTACGGTGATTCCGCCGGTGATTTGGTAGAAGCTAAAAAAACAGAGCAATTTCTTACTAATATTATAGCAGAAATGAAAAAAGCAAATACTAGATTAGAAAGAAAATTAAACGAATCACATAATAAAAATGAAGAGCTTAGATTTGCTTTACTTTTTAACAAGGAAACTAAAGACATGACTGTAACAGATAGAGCAAGAGTTGCAGATTTTATGGAATCTTTCGAATTTAAAAATGGTACAGATTTTAAAAAGAAACTTAAAGTTGTTATTGAAAAATTTGACAATTTGAACAGTGGAACAGTTAAAAAGACAGCTAGAAATAGCAAGAATATCAAGATTGATGAACAAAAAATAACAAGAGCTGTTAGAAAACAAGTAATTAATGAATCAACAAATTCTAATGATATGGTTGAAGAAATTAAACCTAGTGAATTTAATATGGATTTTTATTAAGGAGAATATGTAATGAAAAAACAAGGAAAAAAAGCAATTGTACTTAAAAGATGGAATCAGGTTTTAAATCATCCATCTTCTAAGAAAATTGAAGAAAAGAAAAAAGTGGCTGTTGCAAAAATGTTGGATAACCAATATAAATACATTCACAAAACACTAGATGGTCTTAATGAAGACCTCAACGGCGGAAACATGACAGGAACCGCTGATGTTAACACTTATGACTCAGTACTTATCCCATTATTGAGAAGGGTTGCCCCTGACCTTATTGCCTTGGATATTTTAGGTACACAACCAATGGAAAAACCAACCCAGTTGATTTTTGCAATGCGTACACATTATGCTGGAAATGATGCAGACATTAATGATTTCCCTCTACCAGGAACTAAAGGAAATAGATTACCATATGACCAACAACCAAATAGTGGTGCACACCAATATTATGAATTAGTTCAAATTGTTAATGTTAGTGATGTTAACCCTGACGCTTATTATAATGTTGGAGACGTACTAGCTAATGATTGGACAGGTGGTACTCCAACTAAATATGGTTTAGTTCTTTATGTTGAAAAAGATATTGTTAATGATAAAATGATGATTCTTATCGAAAGATTGGATTCTGCACAAAAATCACATAGACAAACAGGTGCTTTTAATGGTACAGCTACTCCATTTTTTACAAAAAGTGATAAAATTGTACCATTCATTGCTGACCCTAACTGGGCAGTAGAACCAATAGTATTTTTTGACCTTCCAGATGAAAGTATGTATAATGCAGTTCTTCAAAGTTACTCAGGTACTTATTCTGCTGATGTTTCTGAAAAAATGGGAAAAGAAATTAATCAAATGAATTTCAGTATTGATAAAGTTACAGTTACAGCTAGAACTAGAATATTAAAAGCTCGTTATAGCTTTGAAGTTGCTGAAGATCTTAAAGCATTTCATGGTATTGATGCTGATACTGAGCTTGTTAACATGCTTAGTTATGAAATTCTTGCTGAAATGAATAGAGAAATTGTAGATAGAGTTAGATTAGCTTCTATTCAAGGTGGTGTTAGAGAATATAAATATGATAATGTTGATGGTAGATGGTCACAAGAAAGATTTAGAACTCTTATTAATCTAATTAATAAAGTAGCTAATGAAATCGCTATTACTACTAGACGTGGAAATGGTAACTTTATTATATGTTCTATGGATGTTAAGACAGCCCTTGAATCAATGGATGGATACGACCTTTGGACAGATATTAACACAAGTTTCAATGCAACTAGTGCAATAGCTTATGCTGGTACTATTAGTGGAAAATATAAAGTTTATGTTGACACTATGGCTACTAAAAATTTCGCAATTGTTGGATATAAAGGCGACTCCGAACTTGATGCTGGATTGTTTTATTGCCCATATGTACCACTAAACATGGTCCGTGCGATAGGACAGGATGATTTTCAAGCTAGACTTGGTTTTAGAACAAGATATGGACTTGGTGAGAATCCATTTGGTGCTAAGCTTTACTACAGATATATTGATGTTAGTGGACTTAGTTACGCTTATGGTGACGGACCAATCTCTGTTAAATTCGAAAATATTTAAGTTCGTCTTATTTATTAAAAAGCCCCTCTTCGGAGGGGCTTTTTTGTTTTTAGTTGACATTTTAATATTTATATGATATTATATATTATATGAATATTATAGATAAATTAAAATCAATAAAAGTTAGAAACCAACATTGGATAAAAGAATTAACAGAAAATGAATTAAAAGAACTTTATGTGATTACTAACTTTCTACCCGAAAAGTATAAACCAACAATACGAAGAATATATGTTATCAACAATAGAAGTGAAATATGTACCTGCCCAGTATGTGGTTCTATTATTGATAAGATAGATTCTACCAAACAAGATATTAAAACTTTTTGTTCAAATAAATGTAGAAGAAGTATAAAGGGTTTAGCTATAGTTTCAGAATCCCAAACAAAAACGTGTATTGAAAAATATGGGAAAGAATATTTTAAAAATATTGGCAAATTGAATAAAAATAAAACAGAAGATGAAAAGTTAGATATATTAGAAAAACGAAAACGTACATGTATTGATAGGTACGGAGTTGAAAATACTTTCCAGGACGAAAACGCCAAGATTAAATCTATCGAAACATGTCAAGAAAAGTACGGTGTTGACCATTATACTCAAAGTACTGAATATAAAGATAGGTACATATCTACATGTCAAGAAAAATATGGAGTTGATAATATTTTTCAAATAAAAGAAGTTAAAAATATTGTTTCATCTTATTGGAGTAATTTGAGCGATACCGACATGTCCAATATAATAATAAAAAGAACATCTAAAGCAAAGATTACTAGACGAGAACATCACTTTCCAATATTTGTAAAGAAATTAAAACAAAAAAATATAATACCACTATTTAACATTGATAAATATGTAAATTTTAATGAAGAATATGAAATGGGGTATAAATGTGAAAAATGTAATAAAAAGTTCAAAATAAACACTTTAGATATTTTGAAAATATATTGTCCATATCACAGGTATAATTCATTAGCAGAATTTGAAATAAAAGAATGGTTAATTAGTGAAAATGAAGATTTAGACATATTATTGAATAAAAAGTTCACATTCAAAAAAGAAAATAATAAAAGATCACATCATGAATTAGATTTGTACCTACCAGACTTTAAACTAGGTATAGAATATCATGGATTGTATTGGCATTCAGATATACATAAGGATAAAGAATATCACAAAGATAAATATGAATTCTTTAAAAAACAAGGAATAACTGTTATTCAAATTTTTGAAAATGAATGGTCACAACAACAAGAGATAGTTAAGTCAATCATACGCACCAGATTAAACATGGTTGAACGAAAATTGTATGGTAGGAAGTGTACCATTAAAACAATTAAAAACGATGAATACAAGCTATTTTGTGCCCTAAATCATTTACAAGGTTATGGTATTGCGAAAGTACGTTTAGGATTGTTTAGTGGAGATGAATTGGTACAAGTTATGAGTTTTTCTAAATCAAGATATGATAAAGGATTTGAATGGGAAAATATTAGAACATGTACATTGTTAAATACAGTTGTCGTAGGTGGATTTTCTAAACTATTAAAACATTTTAAAAATAATCATCAAGGTTCACTAATTTCATATGTAGATGTAAGATATTTTACAGGTGG